ACTTGTGGACAACGTAAGCCTAGGAGGAAGGAGGAGGAGAGGGTTGAGGCGGTTGTTGGGGGGGGTGTTCCACCATGATTGGAGGTGGAGCCCCGCTCGCCGTGATTGGAGCAGCGGGCTCAAGGACGTCCTTGAGTTTTCCCGCGTTCGCGGGGTCCTGGACGAAGTCCAGAAAACGAGCGGGGTCGTTGTCGAATTTAGCGCGCACTTTGCCAGGTAAGTCCTGGAACATGTGCTGCGCATTTTCGATGAGGTCGCACGCCTCACGAAAGTCTAGTGAGGTGGCGAAGCCGTAGCGTGCGCCGTGTTTGTTTCCGTGTTCGATGATGCCGGTTTTGATGAACCGTTGCATGATGTTGTTTATGTCGCATTCCGCGACCATAGATTGTTTGGTGCGTCCGACTTCCGGAAAGGAGATTGAAACTCGGTCCTTTGGCCCGTATGCAGTTTTCATTTATTTACCTTTGTACGTTGAGCGTTTTAGTCCGAGGTCGCTGGCGCTCCCGACGAGAGGATTTAACCGTTGTATATAGCGGACGATTTCGCCGTATTTGCTTTTGTCAATTTCGGACTCAGTTTTTAAGCCGGGAAGTTTTAGAACCGCGGCTTTTTGTTGGAGGATGTTTAGCGCAGTATTTGAGTTGATGAATTTAGATTGTTCCTGAATGTTCAGGTCCTCGGAGACAGTTTTCGACATTCGTCGCCGTTGGAGCATCTGCTCCTGTTTTTTTACTTTGGTGTCCTCGGTGATGTTTTTGATTTCGGCTGCTAGCCGGCGAGCTGATTGAGCACTCGCGATTGCGGGTTCCATTTCGTTTTGTATCTGCGCTTGAGCTCCGCCAGGCGTCGACGCGCCGCCATAGCGGGCGGAGAGGATTGGATTGAGACCAGCGGCATAGAGGTCCGTGACCTCTCGCTGGTGTGATGTATCGGACATTTCTCTTTGAAAGTCCATCTGTTCGCGTGCGCTGGCGAGCTGAGCCTTGTTGCGTTCCTCGGCACCCTCTTTTGCGAGGATGCCGGTGGCGAGGCCGAAGGCCCCGCCAATGATGTCGCCGCCGAAGTCTGAGAAGAAGCCCATCAGAAGTGGTCGATCAGACCAGGTACAGAGTACATGGGCATCGGGCGGGCGCAGCGCATTTTGATATAAGAGTCGAAGAGGAAATGAGGCTCGGTTTCGACCGCGATTACGCGGTCGACCGGAGGATTCTCTTCGATGAAGTCGGAGTCGAGGACCGGGAGAGTTTCGAAATCTTGTGATAGATGCCAGGCGTCAAGCGTCGCAACATGGTCAGAGCGGAAGCGTCCTGTAATGAGCGAGGGCTTGTAGCGGTATTCCGCATAGCGTTCTTGATAGCCGAAGGCTTCGTCATCAGCAACGTCCCCCTGGAGCATGATTTCTTTATTGAGTACGGCTTGTTCGCCGATATGAGAGAGGGCAGGCCAGTAGTGGTCATAGCGCGTTGAGCGCGACCACATACGATTGAGGCCTTGTTGGTAGGTTAAGTCTGCGCGGACAGAGATTAGTCCGATTATTACGCAGTGTTCTGTGAAGGATTTTGTGAAGCCGTTGTTTTGTATCACGGCTGTTCCGATAGCTGCCAGGTTAGCCTGGGGAGAGACAGCCTCCTCAGAGGCTGAGGTCTGCGCTACGGGTGAGATGTTTACGTTGGTTGTTCCGCCGCCCAGGTATTCGGGGCGTTGCAGCCGCGCGTCGGGAGACACGACGCCGAAGTGGCTGCGGACGATTTCAGTTAGACGCGTGCCGCCGCGGGCGTCACGCTCGAGGAGTTTTTGGATTTGGAAGGATTGCCGAAGTTCGTTGATGGTTGCGGACGTGGCCGCGGAGAGGTCGGTTTCCAGGTTCGTTGGATAAACCTGGTTGACCCCGCTAACGCCGGGGTCGATGTCCTCCCATACGTCGCCAGCTGTATCGACGATTAATGAGTATGGGTTTGTCGGCAGCGAGCCGTCTGCTTCTCGCATTTTGAGTCCGGTGTTGGCGCCGGTTGAGTGTTCTGCCCCGGTAATAACGGGAGCAGAATCTCCGAGGGGGAGATTAACGGATTCGCCTTTTTGAGGCCAGGGGAGACACGAGGTAAAGTAGTCATGTCGTTTCCCACGACGCAGCAAGACGTAGTCGTTGCCATTATCAGGGCCGTCATCGGTAAGGACAGTGACAGAGTCTTGTAGATTTTCATCCCGAAACCATTCGTTCCAAATTAGGTTGTAGGCCCTGTGCCAGATAGCAGCGTGGGAAAACGTGGCTATCCCGGGTGGGATGCCCATGTAGTCGTGTATTGATTCGACCGCATAGCCGCCACCGCCTACCGGCATGTTCGGCATGATGAAGTCAATGGGGTCTTCTGGGTTGTCTTGTGCTCCGTTGAATTTTTCCCAGTTGTCCCAGACAAGACGGATAGGGACCGCAAAAAAATGCGTGTCCATGAACAGGTTATCCATCACCGGGAATATCGGAGTCGCCAGGCGAGCGAAGCCTGTCATGGACACGTTGAACGTGTCGCCAGGTAGGGCTTCGTCCACAAGGATTGGTATGAGGAGGCCAGCGTCGAAGGTAGTTTTGTGAGCGTGGGAACGGTCGAAGGAAGAGCGCGGTATCTCGGCTTGCGGTGCAACCGAGAAGTTGTGATACATGACTGATTTCATATGGGTGTTCCTTCGTTTACGAGTTCTAGGTTGCCTTGGTCGAGCTCAAGCTCGCCCTGGTTGATGAAGTCGACGCCGTTGCCCAGCGATTGGTGGTGGCCAGTATAGACAATTTCGGCAGTCTGATCATTGAACGTACCGATAGCGAAAAGGGTGTAGTCGCCGGGGTGTTTGCAGAACGCGTGTTTTGGATCCCCGACACAGTCGGAGAATACGCGCTTTGCCATTGCTCGCGTGGGGAGCATGAAGGTGGGGAGATAGGCCCCGGCTTGGACGTCGTGTACTGTGAATATTTCATGAATCATTCTCGTAACTCCGATTTAGTTGTTTTATTTGGGAGCGTTTGACTGTTTCTCTGACAGCTAATCGCTCAGGGGTGTTTTCGCTTTTGTTTTTTAATGCGGAACGGATTCTAACCGATTTGAGTTCCGCGTGCAGCTCGGGTTCCTCGTGCTGATATATTTTTTCGTAGTATTTTGGTGGTTTCATCTTTTTTCCCCGGATGACGACGGAGTCCGAAGGATAGACTTCGGATTTGTATTTAGCGTACCAATTCGCACCGATGCCATTGGGACGAAGTGACATCGTCGTGTACTCGGGGCTGATGAAATGTATTTCGCCACTGATAGTGTCGATAGTTTGGTAGTGACCTTCAGCTTCAGCACCGTATTCTTTTTTCATGATGTAGCGCGCCACATAGGCCGCGCTTTCGAAGGTGCAAGCTGTGGTAGTTGAGAAACCCCAGGGCCATAGCCCCTGGAGGGTTTCAGAAGTGTAGAGAGGGTTGTTGTTTATCACTTTGAATAGTTTTTTATCGGGGAAGTCGTACCCGAAGATGATTGCGTGATAGTGAGGACGTTGTTTTAGTGCGCCGTATTCGCCGCAGTGATAGAAACGGATTCTCGTTGGCTCGATACTCTCGCGGAATCGTTTCATGAAGTCCTGGAAGTGTTTTAGATTTAAGCTCCCGTCTGATGGTATCCATTCGGGAGCATAGGTTAACGTTATGAAGCAGTTCTCCTCGTGGAGGGATGCTTCGTGAACGCAGCGTATAGCCCACTGTCGGGACCGCTCGAGGCGGCAACCGACGCATTGCCCGCAGGAGACTTGAACGGGGAGGTCGATGAACCCGCTTTTCGGGTTGAAAACGACCCCCCGGGAGCCGTTCGGGCCTCGTGTTCGAGAGCGATATCCTTTCAGCGGGTGGTAGCAAGGCACTAGAGCCTTATGCCGCCGCGCATCGGACGGCGGTTGGTATTGAACTTGTGGGTTCGTGTTGCGGAGCGTCTGAACGACTTCCGCGAGGATTTTCTTGAGATTTTGCGTCTGCGTTTCATTTATTTAACCTTTGTTTACAATGTAAGTAATTGAGTTTTAAGGAGTTTAGGTGCCAGCGGCGCTACCAGTGGGGGAGCTTCGCTGTCACCTAGACCAGTTACGTCTAGTAGGTAACTGGTCAGGACCCCCCGAACCGCCGGTTTTTGGGGGAAGAATAGAGATTTGGGGGCACGTTGTTGCCCACAGGGTACACAGGACCCCAGGAGCGCCCTACAGGGGCTTCCAGGGGCATGTGCACTTGTGGACAACGTAAGCCTAGGAGGAAGGAGGAGGAGAGGGTTGAGGCGGTTGTTGGGGGGGGGGTGTTCCACCA